TTAACTGCCATTCCTCATAAATAAAATGAAAACAAAGTCTTGCATGGGGCTGAGAAAAAAAAATTTTGAAAAGAAAGTCCAATAAAACTCCGTTTTATGTTTGTATGTCTTATACTATGTATTATGCCTTATTTGGATTTAGATGGAATAATAGACTATAAAGTCTCTTGTATAAAAGTACCAAGTGGTTGTATAATATACCATAACTAAAAAGGACTATATGAAATGAGTGTTAATTTACCCACAAATTGGAAACCTGAGAAAGCTAGGACAATTGATATACTTGTATCTAATCCCAATACTAAAATGGAGGAACTTGCCAATGAAATCGGAGTGACAAAAGCTACACTTCATAACTGGATGAAAGACCCTGAGTTTGTAGAGGTGTTTTATCAAAAGTATATGGTTACATTCGGTGCTAAACTGCCCAATGTATTACATAGTATGATACGAGAAGCAGAGGCTGGTAATGTACAGGCTGGTAGATTAGTGCTAGAGCATTCTGGTAAACTCATTAAACGAGTAGAAGTAGCAAATAATCAAAGCCCATTTGAAAAGTTCTTAAATACCCAATCATCAGATATGCAAGAAATTGCCGTAATTGATGCAGAAGTTGAAGAAGTCGAACCTGAGTTCAAGGTCTTACCAGAACGTCCCATATTACCCCCAAAGAATCTCTCAAAACGGCAAGAGATGAAACAGCTAAAGGATAAGCAGGCTAGGAATAAAAAACGGAGAGAGGCTAGGCATTGGAGAGAACGAGCAGAAGCCGTAGGGGTGAAAAAACCAGCACAAGGTAGACAAACAAAAGCTCAAAGAAAAATGTGGCAGGACAAAGTAGAAGCAAGAGAAAAAGCATTAAACGTAAAGACTAGTGTTCTTGTATGATATGGGGTATATCTAATATATCCACTTTAAATGCCATTATTTAGCAGTTTGTTGGGCTGAGATGAGGTACATATATATTACATATATATAATAGATATATCTAATAACTATGCCTCTTCTGAGACTATGGGGTTCTTAAGAGCTGTTTTTACAGAGAATCCTTTACATTCAGGGCATTGTTCTTTTCTATTATTGAATTTAGTAGACACTACTTCCCAAAACCAATTACACCCTAAACAAAGACATTGCATAATTAAATATTTTTTCATAACTTCATGCTATCCTTAACATTCATATCGGCAGGCATTAATTGACAATAACAATATTCTTTACAAAGACTCCATCCACTAGCTGGCATACCCCTAGCCTCCCAGCCTTCCCAAGTATCGACTTCTCCAGCTCTTTTTTCACAATCACTACAAACATTCTTAGATATGGCAACCCATTTCAGCTTTCCCCCCATATCCCCAGATCGCCTGAATGCTTGATTAATTCCTCCCACAATTCCACGTTTAATGGCATTTCTGAACTCTCCGAAGATTCTGCCGTAGGTGCTAAAGTCTTGGCTAAGAATCCCAGCAATTGATTGTTCATTGACCCCAGCTCCAACGAGCCTTCCAATTTCTTGTCTAATTCGTTCACCGAAGATTCTAACATCATGAGACATTGTAGTAGCAATTGAAAGTAGTACTCTTCTGTCTTTTTCATCTAATTTCTCCTTGTTTTTTGGCATTTTATTTCCTTAGTGCTTTTTTAAGAACTCGCATAAATTGAGTTGTTATTTTTTTTCTATTCTTTACTGAAGTTGATATAAAAGGTCTTGCTGGCACTTTTTTATTTGGAATCCAAGAAGAACTTCCTGTCGTAAACCCTTTCTGATGTAAATTACCATAAGGTAACATTGTTAATTTATTCCCTTTCTGTTTAATACTATTGTACAACGCTCCACTTGCTTTTAATGGTGGATTTTCGGGTTGACTTCTTTTACTTCTTATTTGCCTAGTAGAATCTTCTAAATCAGGTTTAAGACCAGAGTCTATATTTTTTTTTGATGTTTCTGCTGATTCAACTGCAAATCCTTCAGTATACTTCAATACAGCTTCAGGGATAGCTCTTGCCATTTTACCAAAATCAAAATTAACTTTTACTTTTAACTTCATCCCAAAACTCCTTTCCTAGTGCTTTAGACTCTAGGTACTTATCTGTATTTTCAAGAATAGCTTTTTTAACTTGACTATCTGCCCAAGCTAAAGGGTTTTTAATAATAAAATCTAAATCTCCATCAAATTCAAACTCAACATTATTGATCTTGTCCAGTTTCTTTACGGAAGTTAGTAAAGAGTGACTCAGTTCCTTCTTTTTTGTTTGCTTTTTTGTTTTCATCTATAATTGCCTGTGCTTGTTCAATTGTTAAGTCTTTATTATCCCTAACCATAATTTTAGCTCTAGTTACAAGATTATTCTTTATATCAAATTCGTCTTTTAATATCTGATCTTGAACTGTCTTTGGATATTCTACCTCTTGGAAGTCTACGCCAAACTCTTCTGGCAATGCAATACCATTATATTCTGCTATAGCACGCTCTACTCTATAAAAGTCTTGTTCGTATAATCTCCATAAAGCAATATCATCAAAGTAGTCTTCTTTTCTTTCAAGGTCTTTTATCATTAATGAAATACCTGAAGGCACTTCACCACCTGATTCTGCCCATTGAACCCATAAATGATTATTAGATGCCACAAGTTCTATTTGAAATTTAATATTATTGATAGCTTCTTCTATATTGCCATTAGGGCTAGTAATGTTATAAGCACCATCTTCTCCCATATCTAGGATTGTATTTGATCCTGCTCTAAGCATACTCTGATCTGCTCTTAGCCCTGTAACCCAAGGCTGTCCAAACATATTGAATCTCATGCCTAAGTTCATTTCAGTTAGGGCAATATTGACTTGTTCATTGCAATTTACAATATCAGATGCTCCCTCTACAAAAAAAGAGTCTATTTGATCTTCTCTATGGGTAAATACAAAAGGTAGTATTCCATAAGGGTTTTTCATTTCCTCAATCATATTGCCTTCTTCATTTAAGATGCCGTATGTCTCTGCATCCCAATATTCCCATTGAAGATTATCAGCATTAGCTAAATCTGCCGTACTATTTAACAATGGGTACACAATAGCCTCTGGAACAAAAGGATTCTCTCCAAAGTAAGTCTCAAAGTAGTATATAGGTCTATAGTCAAATGATCCATCTCTCCAATGAATACGATTAGCTACAGTTCCTAATAGCCTAGTCATTCTCTCTGAGTGCTTCATTCTAACATCTTTAGTGGGAGTTAGAAGCTCATAACGCTCAGTCATATCTCCAGCATTTCTTTTAGCACCTAAACTATATATTCTGCTAATTTTGTTTACAAATTTTCTTGTAAAGTTAGTGAGACTTGGTGGGATTTCTGAAAAAGCATCACCACTAAAGTAATTATTAATATAACTTTCAGTAGATGTACTGGAATAATAGTCCAAATACTTTCTGATTTCACTTCTCCTACCATGAGACATCATAAGTTTTGTTTCTAGTAGTTTATCTTTCATCATTTGATTGATCATCTTTGAATCCTTTTCATTTCTGTGTTTTTCATTGGGAATCTGTTAATAATAAAATACCTAAAGGCATCATTTCCATGATCGTGGTATCCATCCTTAACAGGCTCTTCTTTAATTGGTTTGCCATCTTCACTTTCTGGGTATCTATATTCCTCAAAATCTTCTATTACATCTGTACATCTTTTATCCACATGGATTCTCCTTACACCATTAGCACTTTCAAAAAAACCTCTTGTATAGGCAACACTAGCTACGATATTTCTGCTCATTCGATCCCTAGTTGATATTACTCTAATACCACTCCTTCTAAAGATTTCCATATCTCCTGCTCCACTCTGTCCTTGAACATTTGCACCAGCAGGATCACCATAGTAACTGGCTACAGGATAACCCTTAGTTTTTATCATCTTAATTAAATCTTCTGTCTTTATATTCTGTTTATGCAGGATAGAATCAAATACTCTAATATGCTCTACATTATCTTCCCAATATGTTTGACAAAACATTACAGCAGGCATACGATAACCAAAGTCAATAGTGCAATAAGTAGGTAGATTAGGGTTATATGGAAAATCTCCAACATCTTCATCTCTATGAAAATCCCAAACTTTCCCTTCAAATACAGAGAACTCTGCCCCAAACTCTTGACCGAATAGTTCTTTTGACATATTTCTTTTTCTTTCTATAATAGCAGGATCATCTAATCCTTCTGGAAACTCATACTGATTTACCCAAGATGGGGATGTATGGCTTGACCATAACGGATCATTTGCTCCTAATTTAAACAAATCGTATATCCAGTTTCTTCCTTCTGGAGTTGTAATAAAGATAACCTTTCCTTTTCTTCCTGCAACTGTTGGAGATAAGTACATATCCCAAATCTTTTTATTCATCTTGGCTACCTCATCTATAACCAAGAGGTCACAGCCTTCACCCACAAGAGAATCTGGATTATCTGCCGACATTCCCTCGACAGTAGTACCCCATTTAAAACGGATGTACATATCTTTCTCAGATGCTTTGTCTACATCTTCTCCATGACCTATAACCATTCGTTGCCACACTTCTCTAAAAATCAATCTAGCTTTTCTGTAGGACATTCCTACAAGCCAGATACGCTTATTAGGCTGGGATGCAACAAATGTTGCTTCCATAGCACTCGCCCAAGTCTTTCCAAATCTTCTTCCACAGACTACTACTTGAAATCTAGCATCCTGTTTCTTAGGGTAATGGAGTGCTAATTGCCCATTGTGTGGTTCGTATCCTAGATAGTCAAACCATTTTCTTTTAAATTCGTAATTTTTTTCTTGCATTAGATTACTTTTATAACTTACATTATACTATCTATTTAATGCAAGGTTTATTCTTGCAATTAACCAACTCACTTAAGAGGTAAAAATGTCCGAAGAACAAAACATCGAGCCAGATGTAAAACAGGAATCCGTCACACAAGACGCACACAATGTACCACTAACGAGGCTTAATGAAGTAATAACTGAACGTAATGAATTACGAGATCAGATGAAAGCCTTTGCAACAAAAGAGGAAGATCAAAGAAGAGCAAAGCTACAAGAAGAAGAGAAATGGCAAGAGTTAAACTCTGAGCTAGTAAAAGAAGTAGAATCCTATAAAGGTTACAAAGATAAATGGGAAGATATGGATAGTAGACTTCGTGAAACAGCTTTAGCTAGACTTCCTGAATCTAAAAGAGAAAAATTTGCTAGTGTTGATACTGATATACTTCTAAACATAGTTGAAGAATTTTCTGAAGTAGAAAAACAAAACCCACCAGATAGAAAAGGGACTGTGCCTTCAGGTACGCCTTCTGATTGGGTAGCTATGCCAGATGATCAACGAAGAAGTAATTGGCAAGCAATACTAGATTCATACATTAAAAGGTAAATTAAATGGCAAAACATTATCAAGGTAGTCCAGTAACTACTACAACAGATCAGCATTTCATCCCAGAGATTTGGGCAGATGGTATCTATAAATACTTTGAGCGTAAAAGTGTATTCAGAGGTCTTATAGATGACTACTCAGCATTAGTCGGATCAAAAGGCTATGGAGATGCGATCAATATTCCAGAAATGAGCTTGATTAGTGCTTCAGATAAATCAGCAGGATCAGATGTATCCTATGATGCAACTGCAACCACTACAACTCAGCTTGCAATTAATAAGCACAAGTATGTCGCAAAACTATTTGAAGATGTAGCTTTAATTCAGTCAGAGGCTGATTTAGTAGCTAAGTATTCAAGAATGATGGGTGAAGCTCTTGCTCGTCAGGTTGATGCTGATATTTGGGGTGAATTAGATGGATTAAATGCTTCTCAAGCATTATCTGCTGATGATACACTAACTGCTTCAGTATTTGAATCTGCTCTTGCTACATTAGGTGAAGCTGATATTCCTTACATGGATGGTGAGTGTGCTATGGTTGTTAATCCAACTTTATTTGCAGATATACTTAACCCATCTGCTGGTATAGCACAGTATTTCATTCGTAATGATGCTGTCGGTGAAGGAAATCGTGGACTAAGATCAGGAATGGTTGGCTCACTTTATGGAATCGATGTATATATGAGCAATACAGTTTCAACTGCTGGTACAAGTTCTGTAATCTCTGGTGCAATCTTTCATAAATCAGCTTGTGTTTTTGCTTCACAGCAAGAAGTAAGAGTTCAATCAGAGTATTCTGTTGATGCTTTAGGTACAAAAGTTGTATCTGATTTATTATATGGAGTTAAATTGATTGATGATTCTGATAATAAGAAAGGTGTTAAGTTTACTAACGTAGACTAATAGCCTAGTTTAAATTGGGGGTGGGTGTATTCCTGCCCCCATTAGATTGGAGATTTTATGCAATATTGGTTTAAAAATGGAAGAATAGAAAGGCTTGAGGATGAACTACTTAAACGACATCCTGAAAAATTAGACGAGTTAAAAGCTAAAGGCTATATTCGTATAATGAGTGAGAACGACTATTCTCCGTTTAAGAAAAAGACTGTAAAGTCAGTTGCAAAAAAACTTGTTAAAAAAGTGAAAAAGAAAAAGAAATAAAGACTAAGACGATCTCGTTCACGCTTTAGTCATTAGCTTAGAGAGGAAGAAAAAATGGCAGACCTACATACATATTCAGTCCAAGAATCACTAAACACTACTACTGGTGGTCAATGGACAGTAGCAACAGCAGGAACAGCAGGAAGTTCAGCAGATGTTGCAAATACAACACATAAATCATTACTTGGTTCTACTGGTACACTTGGAGTATATAGTGCCGTAGAACTTTATTACAATTTTACAACATCAGAAACAAATGTAAATGCAAGTAATGATCTTTTAATACCAGCAAATACAAACTTTTTTCTTACAGTTCCTAGAGGACTTGGGAATACAATATATTTTAATTATAACAGCACATCTACTAATACTGGTTCTGTTAGAATAGTGGAGATTTAAGATGTTTGGATCAATGGGACAAAGTGCCATAAAAAACCTCGGCAATGGTGGGGAAATGGATGGCGATGTTACAATCACAGGAGACTTAGAAGTACAAGGTGGAATATCTCTTAGTGTAGATGAGGTTATACAAGGCACATCAACTATTGATGTAACCAACACAGAAGCCTTATTAGTTCGCAAGAATGATGATGGTGGAGATGTCTTTGTTGTTGATACTGATAATTCACGAGTAGGCATAGGAACTGCTTCTCCAACTTCTAAACTATCTGTTAGTGCTGGAAGAGGTGCTAATACTGGGTTAGAAATATTGGATAGTGCTGATTCTAATAATAAAAGAATTGATTTAAGATTAGATGCTGATGGTGACGGATACCTTAGTCTAGTTAATGCTAGTGAAACTACTAAAGTTCAATTATACTCAAATGGGGTATCTTATTTTAATGGTGGCAATGTAAGCATAGGTGATACTTCGGCTTCAGGTAAACTCCATGTTAAAGAAACTGCTGGTGATGAATTTTT